ATAGATTCTACCCAGTAATCAAATCTTAATTTATTATATTTTAAATGTTCAAACGGAACTATTTTAATACCCCATTTATTGTCCTTTAATAATGGAGCTAGTTCAGGTTCACACATAAATATAACTTTCTTTGCTAGTTTAGTTAATCTCTCCATATAACCGAACATTAGAATATTATCTCCTAAACCTTGCTCAAATTGAACTAACAAAGTCTTATCGGAAATATCTTCATTACCAGTCCACATAGGTTTTCCTGAATAGATTAATCCAAAATAGTCATAGCCTTGTTTGTTACATCTACAGATATGAAACTTATGGAAGTTTTCCCAATCTTTATTTTCCCAGCAGCAGAAAGAGAAATTTGTTAATTCTGCAGGTGATAAATAATAATTATTATCAATCATATACTTATAGATTGCGTGAGTACGTTTTCTCAATCCTAGACTAGAATATAAATAAGTTCCATTGATTAATATATGTTTACTTAAATCAGGTCGAATCTTATGTTTCTTAATAAGTTTGAAACATTCTTCAAATATTTTAATACCTTCTTTGTGCAATTCAATATCTCTGTACTTACCAAAAGCTCCTAGATAATAGTCTAATAACCTTGCAACTTGTTCAGGATATTCCTTACACTTATCAAAGTCGTAGTTCTCTTTTAATATCTTGATAGCAGAACGATATTGTTCCCTTTGACCTAAAATATCTGCAGTTAAATATCTTGCATCAGTTGATTTTACTTGCTCTGCAATCTTCTCACAAAACTTTATAAGCCAAGAGTCAAAACTTCTACCTTTAAGCTCCACCATTAAACCTTCTGGATTCTCAGGTCTACATTGTATATATCTAGTTGCTAAGTCTAGAATATACTCATCTTCACGACTATACTTATCATAATCTCTATATAGGTCATATAAATTATCTAAATAATATTTTAGTCTGAATATGTGAAGCATTAACATCCTCCAAGAAACTTTCTTGTGCGTTCTTTATATCTTTCAGTATTAAATTTCTTTTGATGAAATTCGTCTTTGTGTTTATAGTAGTTAGTCTTTTTAGCTAATTCCCAAGCTGCTTCAAATGAGAAAGTATAATACATTAACTTGCGTATTAAAGCAGCATCATGAGCTGATTGGTCTACTGTAGAAGGTTCTGTATCTATTAGCTCAATCAATGTTGAATCTTTAAAGCCACAACCTCTTAAAGTATACATGTCAGTAACAGGTTTTCTTCCATATATTTCTCCAAAGATTTCAGCATTACTTTGAATCTCTTTACCATCAAACATATTTTTAACAATATCTTTATATGCAGAAGGATTTTTAGCCTCCTGAATTGATTTAACTTTATCATATAATGTCTTGATAAATTCATCATGTGCTCCTACAAGTAGGTTAGTTCCTAGAAAATCAAAAGTTGTAGTTACTATATGTCTTTTATTTGTATAACATTCAAAGGATTTGCAACCTTCCATCTCTTTAACGATGAATGTTTCTAGGTCTAATTTAGTTAGAATGTAGACATGGATTCCTTCTCCGCTTGAAGATACTTCCCATTCATTATCGTCAAACTCTTTCAATAATTCTTTAGTATCAGGCTCTATGCTTCCGTCAGATAGAAAACAGTCGTCTAGGTCTAAGCAAATAAGTTTTACACCATTAGCAACTTCACCTAATAGAATAGATATTTTTGCATCAGTAGATTCTGCTTTCTCTTTAGTATTTATATAATTATCTTTTGCGGCATCGTAAATTCCACCATAAGAACCATTGTCCTTTAGGATTCGCTTTTCTTTTGAAAGTGCAAATATTTTAAATGGGTATAGATACATAGGGGGTAGCCTCCAAATTTATGCCGTAATTCCTATATTTCTCCGACCTGAAAATTCAAGGAAAGAGTATTTTAAAGAGTAGTGTCCGTTCCATCTTTCTCTCTAATTTTAAAGATGATTTCAAATTTAGTTTGCTCATTATCGATAGCTTTCAGCTTTCTTATTTCTCCTAAGATTCTTGCAGCTACTTCGTATTTCTTCTCTTGCTGAGCTTCTCTTAAAAGTTTATTATAATAAAGCATGATTGTATTAGAATCATCATCGATTAAAGTTGCTTCCTCAAGTTTAATTGCATCTTTTTTAGTTTCTTCAAAGCGTGGGTCTTTTAATATACGTTTGTATAAAGCATCCATTTCCTTTGAGGTTAATTTAGATGAAATAACTTTGCGTAACTCAAGAATAGGGTCATCCCTATATAGTTGAGCTAATGCAACTTTCTCTAACATTTCTTCTGTAATTTGTAATTCTTCTGTCATATTACAATGCTACCTTATCAATTTTAATTTCGCCAAGATTCTTACATTTATTTACATAGCGAGATAGAAATATCACTACTTCTGATTCATTGTTACAAATCTGAACAGTTCTAGTATGTCCGAATGGTAATATTTCTTTAATTAAGTAAATCATTAGATTCTTCTCCTTTGCAGTTTTTCATTAATACTAATGCTCTAGTATCTAGTAAGAAAGTTAATGTATCGTATAGAGATATTCTCTCAGCTTCTGATAGATTACCTTTAGCTAATAGTTTCTGTATATCTCTTATTTGTTCGTTTATTAACTTTGAATCCATTATTCTAAAATTTCTCCGTTTTCTATTTGAATAATTTTAGCTTGATGTAATTTACCTTTTTTGAATTTAATATGTGCAAAACCTTGTTCCCAGTCTGCATTAACCATATATTCAGGGTTCAAATCGCATAGGCATCCAGTTTCTAACCATACGAAACGTCTACCAGATTTACGAGTTGAGAATCGTGCAAGTCTATGTGTGTGTCCTGTCGCTCCAGATAGATAGTGTGCCTCCAACTCTTTAATCGCAGATAAGCTAGATTTATTCCCCAATCTAGTACCATGTTTTAAAACAAAGGTATCATTAATAGTTAGGCTTGCACAACCCTGTACGCACATATCTTCTCTGTCTGTTTTAATTATTTCAAATACATTATCTACTAAACAAGCAATCTGAGGAGCATTGTCTAATACATATTTTTCTAATCTAGTTTCATGGTTTCCGATAGTATAATATATCGCTGCGGTAGGTACATCTTTTCTAATATCTTTTAGGAAAGTTCTGCACATCTCAATTTCTTCTGCTGGATTTTTCCCTGCAGGGTCTTTGCTAAATCTTGATAATTTGTAGAAGTCTAGAACATCTCCGTTAAGAACTACAACTTTAGGCTGCTTCTCTTTGATATACTTACGGAAAGCTGCGATAGCTTTATCGTCTTGGTATGGAAAGTGTACGTCAGATGCTACAACCACATCTGCATCGGTTAGAGTAATTTCAACATCGGTAATTCTATTATCTTTTTTCATGTTGTTCTAACTCCCCTTTGATTTCCTGTTCAATAAAGTCGAATAACATTGTATCGTATTCTTTTGCATCTCTTGCTTTCTTAACTTTTACTTTTGATGTTGTTTTTGATTTTGTTTCCATTTACTGTATAATCTCCATGTTCTATCTCTCATATAATTTATTAGCCTGAATATATATAAACCTACGATTGATAATCCGAACATCATCAGTAACCCTGCTACAGTTTCATTCATCGTAAAGAATATTATTTGACATATTAGTAAGGTTATCAATCCTGTTATACAATTCTTTAAAGTTTCTAATTTCATTACTTGTTATATATCTCCGTTACTTTTTCATTCCAGTATCTAAAGTGTCCTAGAATATTGTTAAGTGTAGTTGAGTCATCTAATCCGTATCTATAATCTATTACGTTCTCTTTTCTGATTGGTGATATTAATAATAGATTCTTTAGACATTCGTCTATGGTTACTTGTTTATCTCTGTAGATTTCAATTACTGAATCGATGTTCCAGCCATACATATCTAATAACTTTTCAGCCGTCTTTTCTCCGACTTTAGATATACCAGCAATAGCATCTTCTTTATCTCCAACTAATAATTGTATTAGCTGCTTCTTTTTATAATCTGCTTCATAACCTATTTCTTCTTTAATGTTAATCTTACAGTATTGAGGATTATAATATCTTAGGTCTTTATCATCTGAGAACACTATGCAATTACCTAAATCTTCTGCCATCATTGTAATAACGTCATCTGCTTCTAGGTTTGGCACTATCTTTAAATCTTCGTAAGTTAGTTTGACATATTCTCTAAATGCTCCTAAATCTTCATTACGCTTTCTTCCTAGTTTGTAAGAAGGGTAGACATCTTTCTTGTATGTGTGTCCTGAAATAACTTTTATTACAGCTCCATGACCGAAGTTATCTTTTAGTTTATCTAGTGCTGCTTGAGTTAAGTCATCTAGGACTTTTGTCATTTCTTCAAAGTCATCTTCTCCTCTAGCTATAGAAGCGTAGAAAGCCTTACATATATATCCATCAAAGTCAAGTAATCCTATCATATTAATCTTCTAATACCTCAACTTCGTGTACTAAAAAATCTTCTAGGTCTAAGGATTTTGATTCAGCCCAAGAAATGATTTGCTCATCAGATTCAAATACTAGAATCTCTCCGTCATCATTGGTTAGAAATTCATCTGGAAATGATGTTGTTGTAATACAGTATACATGTCCTTCTGTTGGTTTCATTTTATGTTCCTCCATATAAACAGTATAACAGATGTAACGGAATATTACTAGCCTTTATCGTCTAATATTTTACAATTCTTTACATCTTCATCTGGACTAGATTCTAGAAATTTCTTACAACCAGCCTGTAATAAAGCATTTACATATTTCTTCATCTTTCTAGCTACTACGCTACCTTTTTGATTAATGACTGCATTAGCTTCATCTCTGGTTACTGGAAATTTAAAGTGGATAAATCCTACCTCAATCTTTTCTTCCTTTATTTGTAAATCTTCCTCTTGAGTTTTCTTTTTAGTTTTCTTAGTCATTTAATAATTCCTCCCTTATATTAGGTCTATAATTTAATATTATTTTTTGTAACTTATGAATAATAGCTTTTTTCTTTAGATGCATACAATTATAAGATACGTTATATTTCTTGCCTAATGTTCTAGTAGTTTCTTTACCTTCTTTAAGTATAAGGTATTTTAAAACATCTTTATCTCTTTGATTCCAAGTCTTGACCCTATTGTATATATACTTATTTAAGTCCTCAGTATATAAACCTTTATCAAGGTCGCTATCATAATCTTTATAATCTGATAAGAAAACATCGCTCAGCGGCTCATATGCACCATTTAAAACAGCTAAGATACTTGCAAGCCTACATTCTGGAATTTGTAAACGATTAACTATTTCTTTATCTGAGTAGTTATATAGTCTTGACATTTTTGCAAAAGATGTAGCATTTTCCAGTAAATATGCTGGTCGTCTAATTAAACTAAAATTATCTTTTATGTATTTTATAGTATCGTAATATGCTGACCGATATAGATAATTAGGAATATCACTACCTTTATTTTTATTGTAGGACTTTAACCTGATTATTGACATCTCCAATACTGCTTGAGTAATATCTTCATAATCATAACCTTTAGCAAAGGTAGGTAAGTTTCTTTGTACCCTAACTGCTATAGCTTTAAATAATGACATATTATTTTTAATATAGCTATTAATTTCGCTGCTGTTCATTAGTTGAATAGTTCTCCATCAAATTCTTCTTTATGTTCCATTAAATATAGTTCTAATACTGCTAAACAATTCCAAGCCATGTGAGCTAAGTGAAGTAAATTAGTTTCTGAATCTCTCATTTCTCCTGCTAAGAATTTTAAATAGTGTCGCATTAAACTATCTTGATATCTTGTATAAGCACCTTCAACTAACTTCCAGTTATCAGGTTTCGGATATTTGTGAGTACCAAACTCAATACATTTACCTATACTAAGTAATGCACGAGGAAATACTCTACATAATGCTCCTACCATTGGTTTACCTGTATCGTACTTTTTCCCTTTTCCATCATCTGTTAAATCGTAATTTGTTGTAGGTTTTTCTTGCAATTCATTGTCCTCCATACAGAATAAATTTTCGTCTATGTCTTTTATACTTATAAGTTTACTTGCTAATGGCGACCCACCCTTGCGTACCTCTGCCAATGTTGAGTTCTTAAATGTTCCTATACTACATAATAAAGTAGGAGTTACTGGGTTTACATATATATACGCAGTTACATCGCTATTTACACTCATTAAATCTTTTTTGATAGTTTCAGTCATCTTTTGAACATCATCAAAGAAATAAGTATCATACAACATAATATATCTAGGGTCAGGACATCTGTAAACTACTTTGTATGATTTATAACTGTCTGCCATTAATCGCACCTACTTTCTTTTATTGTCTGAGATACTTTAATAATATCTTTTAGGTCGGTCGTTTTGAATTGTACTAATTGATTATCTTTGTAATAGAAGGCTACAGTATATTCTTTAATTGTTGGAGTAATGCTAACCTTAATTAGAAATTCTCTCCACAAGTATAATAGCTCTTGCATTAGTTTCATTCCTATCGGTAAGTCTAAAAATTTAATTAGGAATATTGCCAGCGTTATCTTTTTAGGTATACTCTTGAACATAAATTCTTCCTTATTTCTTATTATTACTTTCTTTCGGAATATAATTTCTATCCTCTAAGATTAAACATAATCTTGAATCTAGCCTGTATTTATATGTAATATTTTTTCTATTACCATATCTATTCTTAAATAATGTAGCTAGAATTTTTCTACTTCCGCTTTCTTCTAGTTCCATTAATGTAAGTCCTACATCCGCATCTTCCTCAATAGAACCTGAGCCTTTACCTCTAATTCTATTGCCATCTGCAGCTCCGCTATACTTGGCATTATCGTTAGATTGTCTAGATGCTTGAGAACATATTACAAATTTCTTTCCTGTTCTTCTAGCGTATGTTTGAAGTTCTCTAGCTGCATTAGTAATGTTTTCGTATTCAGTTCCAGCCCCTCTTATACGCTGGATGTAGTCAACAATTATGTATTCAAATTCTGGAAAGCAATCAAACATGTGTATTAAATCTTCTACAGTAGCTCCTCCAGTTTCGCATATATCTATCTGATGAAGGTAGTTATACTGTTCCTGTTCGATAACAGAATCCATAATATAATTTGCACTATCACGTTTGTTAGTATATAACTCTCTGAGTTCCTTCATTGAAACACCTGTAAGAGTTTTTAATTGACGTTCCATCAATAATCCTGCACCCATTTCGCATGAGCATATTAAAACTCTTTTCTCTTGCTTAGCAAGATTAGTTGCTATAGTTAAACCCCACAAGGATTTCCCTACGTTAGGAGCTGCAATAATAAAGGTAACAGAGCCATTACGGATAGTTTCTACGCAGTCGTCAAAGATTTCGATACCATAAGTTGTATCACCCTGAGCAATACGTTCTTCAAAATCCTGACGTATTTCTTCGATGCCATCAAGTAATGGTACTGGTTTATATTCTCTTTTATTAATGTAATTATCTTTGTTATTGTTATCCATTAATATCTTATCTCTTTAATCTCTACGTTTAGAAATCCTTGTTTATTAAACATAGCTGCTATTATTTCAGCTTCATCCTTTGTTTTGCAATTACTGGTAACGCATCTTTTATTATCACTAGGTCGATTGTATTTTACATAGTATTCTATTCTACTCATTATCTACATCCTGTAGTTCTGGAAATTTCATTATTAATAATTGAACATCCATGGCTGTTGCTCTTATTTCTTTTGGTATATGCTTGATGTATTCTCTGGCAGTATTTATATCCTCAATCGTATAAGGATTAATATTTAGTTTAGGTCTTTCGCTGCAGATATACTGTTTACATTTTTCATATACCCAACCATCTTCTATTAAAAGATTATTGTGAGTCTTGCTATTATAATCTCTAAGTTTCTGTTTATATTTGCATGAAGTTTCTTGATTATTCTCTAAAAAGGTAATGTAGCTAGTAAGCTCATTAAATGCCCTTTTAACGTATGAGTCGCCAAACTTAGTCCTAATAGCTTTGTACTGATATTCAGTAAGTCTAACCTTGCCATTGTCGTCTAATTCTCCATCTTTGTTATATAATTTAGTTCTAGCTCTTTTATTGTATCGCACACCAAGTTCTGAATAAAGTTTCTTTGCTTGAGCTGGAGAAAGATTCATTACCATATCAATCAATAAATCGTATATGTCTAATCCATGATTAATTTTCTCAGCCATTATTCTATATCCTCAAAATCTCCATCTAAACCACTAGCATATTCTTCCATATGATACATTCTATGAAAGAATCTACGTTGTTCTTCTGTAAGAAGTTCATATGGTATTTTTTCTAATTCATGAAATAATGCTCTATCATGAAAGTTATAATAATTTGGTGATTCTATACTCATTATATTACCTCCTGAAATATGTTAATTAATAAATCTACTCTGTGTCTATATTGTTTATTAAAGTTAATCCTGTATGGAGCTGTTATAACTAGATAATCATTTCCTATAATTAGATTTCTTCTTAGGTCATCTTCCATTTCTGTTGGTACATATATCCTAATAGTTGAACTACCTCCGAAGTATTCTGTAGCTGTGTAAACTAATAGCTTTAGTACCATAGCTCCTGTAACATATTCATAATCTATCAGTTTTCCGAAGTATTGACATCTAGATAAATACTTTAAGTTAGAGTTTGAATTATCTTCGCCCTTATTATATTTAATCATCGTTATCTTGCTCCGATTTCTTTGACAATTTCTTTGCTAAATACTTTTTAATATTATTAGGACATTGTTGCTTATTAGTTAGAAGTAATCTATCTAGGCGATATAAAGCTTTATCGACTTCTTGTTTCCCATATTGAAGGACAAGTTCTTCATAATCTTCCTGTAATAACTCAAATTTAAAAAATACATTTCGCTTTGGTAATCCTAATTCTTTTCTGACTGTAGATAATTGAAGTATAAATCTAGATAATAGTAGATTATTAGTACGAATCAGTATGTTTTATTTTTCTTAGTTCTGATTCTATTTCTTCTAATCTTTTCTCCATCCGATAACTCCATTTCTTTTAATTCATTATAGTTATCTATAATTTTTTTAGCTATTTTAACTATCGATTTATTTCTCATCATGTTGTTAATCCTTTAAATTAAAGAAAAGGGTAGGTGAAAGGAAAAGTCCTACCCTAAGAAATATTTAACACTTAAAAAGTCTATTTAGAACGATTAATTACGATGGTTGAAGTCCAGCCACCTAAATATTCTTTCACGTCTGGTAATACATCGCTAAACTCTGCAACTAATTCATCGTATGCTTTTCTGAACATAGCCGCTGATACAGGTTCTTTAGTGCCTGATGTCTTAGTGGTACTTGAAGTTTTAGTTGTGTTTTTATAAGCTGTTGTTGCGGATTTAGTGCCACCATTTTTGCATGAAGGACATGTAACTCTTTCAGGATATTTCTCTGCAAAAGATTTCCATTTGTCATCCAATTCAAAATGTTCATGACATTTAGCACATTCAACTTTAACTTTACCCATAATTTTTAAATCTCCTTTATTAATCAAATATTAAACTTATCATTATTAAAA